AGGTTAGGCAATATAACGTCTCTACGTCTTTATTGCAAATATGGATCAGTTTGATCCACGGGTGTATATTCATACACCTGATCACCATTAGGGTGAACATAGGTCCAGAAATGGACCAAGCCGTTCCGATCCTTACGGGTCGAGAACATTTCTAGGTCGTACACATCACGACCTGTAATATGGATTCCATCACGGAATTCAGTATAATCGGAGTACATAATCGCTCCGGGATCTTCTACAACATGAGAAGATTCATAAGTAGGGATTTCATAACCCCTACCAACGAGCCAGAGTACTGGATCGAGGACGTCCACTGGACACCTATAACGTAAGGAAATCTCTTTTCCTAAACGAATATCCTTACTAACAAGGACAACACGGTCGAATTTTTCTTCCGTATTTTCTAGCTGCCAAAGAACTAGATTATCACTCTCCATAAAGAGGGGTAAACGCCGGAGTACTACCTCCGGAAAATCCGTCCTACCTGAACGAAGGACATCTAACACCATATCGGTGTTACGTGTAATCAACGATTGATTACTTTGAAGATACTCAAGAGTATCATCAGGGGGTGCATGAGCAGCAAAATGCCACCCAAGGTTTAGATAATCATAAGGGATTATCTTCTCCTCATCTATCAAGTATGGGAGTAAATTCCGGAAACTAAAACCGGGATTTTGCCACATTTCCATAAATGTGGTAGCCTCCTCCAACGAGAGGGGGTGGTAATCACCACGGTTACCGTGGAAGCTCCGACCAAGGTCAAAGCGCAATTCTCCAGGCATTCGGCCATGGAGGATCTCCCTATAATAGGCAGATTTAGCCATTCTAAGAAAGGACACCATCGGATCTTGAAAGGTTCGAGGGAAACAGGAAAGTAAGTTCCTGTGATACTGATTCTCACCATAGAGAATCGAATTCTCAGGAAAAATTCCTGAGGAAAGAAACCTCTCATAAAGAGGGAATATCTTCGCATATCTATGTAAAGATAAATTAGTTGACCTACGGGTCAATATATATCTCTCTCCACGTGTATGGGAGAGGAGTTGCCTTATCCGAAAGGTTATCTCGGGTCCAGTATCCTCTGGACCAATCCAACGAGATCTCTCGATGGAAGAGAGTAAATACTCTGGTGATGGAGGAAAAGATCCATCACCACCAATCTCCACAGGGAGACAGGGACATATTACCTCCACAGGTTGAGGAATACATAAGTGCTGTAACATTACAGCCTTCCTGATAGTTAAACTACAGGCGGGGTTCAAGTGGACCCATTTGGCCTCTTTTCCTAAGAGGGCAAAACGTCCCAAATGACTATAGGACGATCTCTCCGTATCTGGGAGAGTAGGCAGCAGTAACCGCAGCCTAGGATAGTCTATATAAGGTAGACTTAAATGGGATGAACGCATCACCACATCCAAGCACTCATATGAGTGTTGAGGTACTCGTGAGATTTCCTCACAAAAGTACATAATTCTTTTGGACACGTAGGTGTCCTCGTAAGACACTTTAAAATCTAGTGCCTCGAGTCTTTGAACATAAGATGTCAGAGAACTTCTCACGCCACTAAGCATGAGCAGGTCGTCCCCGACCAGGGAACCGACACGTATGTCGCTTTCGCGCATTACGTAGAGTGTTGAGATCGTCAACACCAACTTGCATAATGGATCACCCATTAGCCAACCCTTCCTTTTTAGGAAAGAGAATCTTCCGTTAAATAAAACGGGACGCGAACGAAGAAACATTGTCTTCGCTAAAACGGCTAACCCTAGCGGGAAGCCAGGAACTCTCATTGAGCTCACAATTAGTCCATGTAAAATGGACCTAGCAACCGAAATGTTACCATAATCGGTTGCCTCTGACAAATCAGAGGATAGGGCCCATATATGGGGGCCTCTTAATGACTCCCAAATAGGGTCATTATTATTAAGGTCTTTCTTAAGAAAGTTCCAAAGGTGATCTGTACTGGTCAAGCCAGAGATCACAGCACGATCCCTAAGACAAGGGGTCCACAAATGTGCAAATATTTGCATTATAATCATGTGCACATATGAAGGCACAGTAATAACCCTCGCTTTTGAGGGCTCTTTAACAACATGGACCCTAACGGTCCTCGTTAACATGACCACTTCAGGATCACGATTCAGGACCTTATCTAAGGCCCAGAAGAGGACATCTCCGGATGTTCTAATCCTCCTACCACCTGGGATAGGGGTTATAGTAAGATCCTCAAGGTCATACTCATTATATACTCTATCATAACGACAGAGATAGGAAAGGAAACCAGTTTGGCCTCCATCTTCACGGGACATCTCAAGACATCCCGAAGGACCAGAAGAAATTTTGGCCCTAAAGCCAGATACCTGGCTCCCAATGGAAGTCAATCTTCCAAGCAAATTCCCATCCATGGGAACCTGTCTCCCGATTTGGGAGACGGTACTTCGAAATTTTTCGAAGGATTCCCTCGCCATGCGAGAGTCTGCTAGGCCAGTAGCTCTAGTCTGGGTAACAGACATCATAGTCTGTATACGAAAGACCTCGGTAACCGGGGTTTCTTCCGCCCATGCATAAAGCATTCGGCAGGCCTCCTCATATGTCCGCAGGGACCGGGGGGCCTTTGGGAGTTCCCTCCCAATAGCAAAATTCCTACGAATTTTCTTTTTATAGGACTTAAGAGTCTTAATAAAATGTGCATAGTTATTAGCACAATTCTCTAACACAAAGTGTGTTAGCTTATCCACAAACTCTAAGAAGTCTGTGGGCCAAGGAACTTCTCCTCGGAAATTTAGAAGCAGTGGTAATACTGCCCCATCAGCGGTGTGTATCCACCGTTGAAGGGTATTCAAACCCTTTCCCCCAGGTAACTGGGTTAAAGACCAAACCTTCCTACGGAAGTGTTTACTATACCTATTGGATCCCCAAAGGTTATTAATAAATACTCTATACTGAGTATAAGAATCCAGTTCCCTAAGGAACCGGGGCGGGGGTCTTCGGCCCCCCGTGATGGTGATCATTGAACCATCATTGGACTCAGGATCTACGATCCGAGTCGAAGTTGCCAGTAATATTTCCACTGGCTGGACGCGTCTCTCAAAGAGACTACCCATAGATCTACGATCATGGTAATAAACCTCCAAGAATTTGGAGGAAGTTGTACCATTCGGTACAACTACAGTCGGGCCAGCCCTGCCATGAGATGGTAAAGGGAGGCCGACGCGATCAGTCATA